TTTAAAATCTTTAAAATCTTTAATATCTAATATTTGTTTATCTTCTTTAAAATTTTTATCTTTAATAAGTTTATCTAATTTAATAAGTTTATCTATTTTATTAATATTTAGATAAAACAAATCTTCTCGTATAACTTCATTATTAAAAAACTTATCAATAATTTTAATCTTATCTTCAAATATCTTATCGTTTGTTTCTATTAATTTCCTATTTGTTTCCTCTTCTTTTTTTTTTTTTATTAATTCTTTTATTTTTTTATCATAAATATATAAATTATCTATATTATCTATATTATCAAATTTATCTGATGTATTATGATTTTTTGAAAATAATTCTAATTTAAATATATATTCTATATTTATTATTTTTTTATTTTCAAAAAAATTAGACATTAATGATAATATAAAATAATATTTAAATGGAATTATTTTCAAATCTAAATAATCTAAGTTTTTTACTTCATTATTAAAAAATGTTATTTTACATTTCCATACAAAAGGACTAATAGTAAAATAATTTTTTATAAAATTATAAGATTGCGTATCTTCAAAAAATAAATCATCTACTATATTTATTGTTAATAAATTATTTATTTTAGTAATTGTTATAAAATTATAATTAAATAATGACCTGAAATAATCAGTATCATCATTATAATTATAATCTGGTTTAGGTTTTTTATTAAAATATGAATATTCTAAATAATTTTTATCATAATAATTTATATTACCTTTAAATAATATAATTTTTTTAATTTCTTCTTTATTTATAGATTTTATAATATCTGGTGTATATTTTATTAATAAAGAAGGTAATATATTATTAAATTGTTCTAATATTTTATTTTCAAAATTATATATATCTTCTATCTCATTATTTGTTAAAATGTTTTTAATTTCTCTATCCTTAAATATATTATATTGTTCATATAATATATATCTTATTTTACTATCTTTTTTTCCTAAATCTATCGAAAAAACTTTTAAATAATTTTCTTTTAAAGTAAATATAATTAATTCAGATATATCATTAAAATATGATAATTTACTTTTCCTTACAACTTCATTACCATTTTTATCAGAACTTAATTCAGTAAATGATATTAAATCAGGAATTTTATTAGTATTATCATAATAATCGTTATTAATAATTAATTTATTAAAATAGTTAGGTAAATCATTATTACTATAATAAAATTCCAATTTTTCATTTATAAAATCATTAGATAAATATTTTTTTATTATATTATCGTGTTTATGAAATTGATAAATATCTGTTAATAATTTTTTAATATTTTCTTTATTACCACTTTTTAATATATTATTATTTTTAGTTAAAAGATTTTCATTAGTTAAATTTATATAATATGTTATTCTTTTATCTATTTCAACATTTTTATAGTTATCATTAAAAAAAAAACATAAATATTTTTCATTATTATATGTAATATTTTTTTGCTTATTTATTATAAATATATTTTTATTTAAAGTTAATGTAATTTCATTTTTTTGTGTACTATTATCATAATTAGTATCAAATATTTTTTCAAAAAATATATCTTTAGTTATTTCATTATTCCCCTTTATTTCATATTTCCATAAATCTTTATTAAATAATATAAAATTATTTAAATAATAACTATCTCTTGTTTTTATATCTGATTCATAAAAAATTTCATCTATTAAAACCTTATTTTTATAAAAATGAAATTTTTCAATAAATTTTAATGAAATTTCATCATTATTATCTATAAACACAAATTCATTATTATTTTTATAATAACTATTAAAAAGTTCAATAAATTTATTCAAATTTTCTTCATATGTATTACAATCAAAATATAATAATTCTTTTAATTCATATTTAGTTTCATTTAAAGTAGATTTATCATATGTAATATTAGTAGAATTAATATTATTAATTAATTCATTAATTAATGTTAATTCATTTTTATTTATTATACTATATACATTTTTATTTAATATTTTTCTTATTAAACTATCTACTGATTTTAAATCTATATAATATGGAATATTATTATTTTTTAAAATTAAATACTTAGTTTCTTCTATATTTATACGAGGTGTATAAGTTTTTATTGTTTCTTGATATCCTCTTAAATTAAATTCTGTATTATTTGATATTTGTTCTATATTATATTCTTCAATATTACTATCATGTTTTTTTATTTTTTTTTCGTCAATAGATATTTCTAGATTTGGTAATTCATTTAGATATAATATTTTAATAAATTTATTATTTAGTTGTATATTATATGTTAAATTCAATAAAGCTAATATTTTATCTTTATTATCAGAACTTAATACTTTTTTATTTATTGTTAAAAGATTATTTTTAAATAAATCTATATATGTATATTCATTTTCCTCTGTATTTAAAAATAACAAATATCTTGAATCCATTGTTTAATAATAATTTAATATTTAAATTAATGAATTAGATAGAGTTCTAGAAGAAACAAATTTAAATATAAAGTTTATGTAAATCAAATGATATTATGAATAAGTAAAAATTCTTCAAGACAAGGTAATATATATGAAATAATTCAAATAAATACAATTAAAGATTTTTCAATAAATTATAATATTATTGATTATATACCTATGGATGATGGTTCAATTATTTCAAAACAATTTAAAAAAAATATTAAAGATAAAACTTTAAAATCATTTGATGCTAAAATTTCAGGTGTTATTAATGGTTTTATGGTAGTGGAGGACATCAAGATAATGTATTCGAAGAGGCAAAAAATTTATTATTCGTATTAATAATAGATACTGATTTATTAACAAAATTCAATAAATTAAAATATAATCATTAATAATCATTATGATTTTCAAAAATATATTAGTTCAAATTTTCCAATAAATTTCCAAATATCTTAAAAGCTAATTCAAATGATATTCTTTTTCTTTTATTTTCTCTATAATTTGTTAAAAATAATGAATTATATTTTTCTCTATTTATCTTCAAATATTCATTAAATTTTTCAACTAATTTTTTTTGAAGATTAATATCAATCATTGGAATTATTACTAAACTCGCATAACTTCTCATACTTAAATTATCAGTATTATCAATAATAATTTCATTATCTTCTATTATAATTGCTCCTAATTCATTTTTATCATCAATTGTCTTTAATAAAATATTTGATATTTCTTCTTTTGAATTTCTCGTAGCTCTTTCGATCTTATATTTCTAGTATTTCACCTCCAATAGTATAATTATTTTTCTCATCTAAAATAATTTGAATGGATTTTTTTGATGGATATATATCAATCTTAATTAATTCATTATCTTTCTTTATATCAAATTGAATTACACATACACTTGTAGAAGTATCATCAAAAACTTTTTCTTCGAATATATTAATTAATCTAATATGAAATTTATGTAAGAATTGTTTTCTTAAATTTATATCAATAGTTCTTTGAGAACATAAGAAATTTATAGGAATTATGATTATTCCACCTTTACAATTAGAATTTATGAAAGATAATATAAAACATTTATATAAATCATTAGTTTTATAAATATCATATATTTCCTTATTTTCATTTTTATTTCTTGCTATATAAGGTGGATTTGTTAGAATAAATTTTCCATCATAATTAGGAGGATTTTTTAATGTATCTCTTTGGATAATATAAGATTGTTTAGGTTCAATATCATAAATCTCCATTACCACAGAAACTTTCAATAATAATATCAATATCATCTGGAATAATCATATTTGATAAAATATATTCATAATTAGTTGTATAAAAATGACCTAACTTAGATTTCATTTATTATTTATTTTAATTTTCTTAAATAAGAAATGGAAAAGATAGGAGAGATTATTAAGGATTATAAAGAAGATATTGAGATATTTGATGAAAATTGGATAAATATTCGTATAATAGTTGATAAAACTAAGGAAATTCTTGAAAATGATTATGAAATAAAAGAAATGAATTGGAATAATTTTACAATCATTTATAAAAATAATGAATTTTATATAGAAAGAATAGCATCTCCCGATGGTTCTTCTAAATATTTAATTAAAAAATATAATATTTGTTAAGAACCATCAGGAGGAGGCATCAATTTACGATCTATTTCATTTGTAATTCTTTCATATTTTTTTGTAATATCTTCTTCTATTTTACGTATTTCTTCATGAGTTAATTTAATAGATATATCAAATCCGTCTTGGATACTAGCAGATATTTTTATATCTTTATTTGATAATAGAGATCTTCTAATTGGATTTATTTGAATACTTAAACCTTTTCCTTTTTTAAATGCTGAAATTGTTCCTCTTAATAAATGTTGTTGTAAAATTTTGTTTTTTTTTATTCTTAAACTAATTTTAGCAATTTTAATTTCAAAATTAATTAATTCTTTTATATGACTTAAATATAATTCTTGATTATTTCCTTTTTTTAAATTTAACAATTTATGTTTTATTAATTTTTCATCGTAATCATGTTTTCTTAATGATGCTAATATTAGATAATCTAGATTAGAAGGACGTAAATTTGTTTGTTTTTTAAATACTGGCATATAACGAGATATTCCTATTCTACTTTGTTCTTCTAAATATTGAGAAATATCTAAAGATTCTGTAGTTTTTCCTTTTAATAATTCATCAAAAGTAGTATTTTGATTTAGATCAAAATATATTTGTGTTTGTGTATCATTTAAATATAATTTAGATAAAAATATAGATAAATCAATTTTATGTTCTTTATCATCTTTATATTTATATATTATAAATTTTTTTTGAAATTTAGTTATTTCTAATATACCACCCTTTCTCTTAAAATTTAAATCTATTATAGTTATTTTTTTACTATTTAATTTACTTATAATTTTGTCTATAAAAGCCTCATAATTATCATTTATATCTGGTTTATATATTTTTAATGTTTTATTAAAATCATTTAACTCTTTTATATCAGTTGCCGAAGATGTTGGTATTGAAACACTCATTCTATATAAATCAAATAATAATATATACTTTCAAAAATAAAATTACAATGAAATATATTATCATTGTTATAAAGTATTAGATAAGATAATCTCATATTTAATTAAGAATGGTTAAATATAAAGACATTATAATTATTGGAGGAGGTGTTGCTGGATTAGCATTAGCAAATGAAGCTATTAAAAAAAATCCAGAAGCAAATATAAAGATAATTGAAAGGGATAATACATTAGGAGGATGTCATAAGGTAGATAGAAGAGAATATAAAGGAGAATATTATTTTTGCGAACATGCTCCAAGGATTTATATAAATAATTATGTAAATTTTATTCAATTATTAAAATCGATGAATTTAGATTTTTATAAATTATTTGCTAAATATAAATATAATTTCTTAGATATTTCAAATAAGATTATTATAGAAGATAAAACATTTACTTTTAATGAACTTTTAATAATTACTCGTGATTTCTTATTCACTATCTTTTCATATGATTATGGGACGAATATTAGTATGAAGAATTATATGGAATATAATGAATTTACACCAAAAGCTATGAAATATGTAGATGCTCTTTGTCGTAGTTTTGATGGAGGTGATAGTTCAAATATTTCATTAAATCAATACATATCAATAACTATTCAATCTCTTTTTTATAATATATATATTCCTAGAATTCCTAATGATGAAGGATTATTTAAATATTGGTCTAATTATTTAAGAGCGAATAAAGTTGATATTATTCTTAATAAAGGTGTTAAGGAATTAGTTAAAGAAGATAATAAAATTAAATCAGTTTTATTAGAAAATGGTGAAGAAATAAAAGGAGATTTATTTATTCTAGCTATGCCTCCAACAAATTTTTCAAAAATAACTAAAGATGCTTTTGGAGATTTGGAAGAATTTACTAAAAAAACCAAATATAATGATTATATTTCTATGACATTTTTTTGGGATTTTGATATTAAATTAGATGATGATAAATTTGGAGTAATGGAAACTGAATGGAATTTATCAATAATGATAATGAGCAATTATATGAAATTTAAGGAAAGTAAAGCAAAAGTTGTAATTAGTTGTGCTGTAGTTTTAACAGATGTTAAGAATTCATTATTAAATAAAACTGCAAATGAATGTAATGAAGAAGAATTAATAGATAGTGTATATAATCAATTATTAACAAGATTCAAGAATATTCCTAGACCAACAATATATTTCTTACATAATTCTTATGATAAGGATTTAAAGAAATGGGTATCAAATAATTCCGCATTTATAAAAGTTCCCAATATTGATTATATAGATTTCAAAAGTAAGAAATATAAGAATTTATATAATTTAGGAACTCATAATGGAAAAAATAAGATTTCATTCACATGTCTTGAAAGTGCTATAAGTAATTCAATAAAATTATCAAATATAATTTTTGAGAAAAAAACAAGAATTAAGCGATGTTTTGATTTGAGAGATTTAACTATAATAATAATAGCAATAATAATATTAATATTATTATTTATAAAATCTACATAAATTTTTGAGGACTTACTGATATATACCAAGGAAATAATAATTTCATATATTCTTCTTTATTATAAATTTTTTCTAAATAATAATTTCTACGATTATCATCTATTTCATAATAACTAAATACTCCACAAACACTTTTATACGGAGGTATTTGATTTATGAAATTTGGTATAAAATAGATATGATATATATCATTATATTTTATATATAAATCGAAGAATTTATAATCAAATTCTAAAGTATCATTTATTTTTTTATAAATTGGATGTTTTTTAAAATTTTCTTCATAATTTTCTGAAAAATAAGCAAATGATACTATAAAATTATCATAATCTATATTTAATAATTCTTCGTTTATTATAATTAATATTTAATATTTTATCAGAACATTTTTGATTCATATATTTTATTATTTGGATTATTTAAATATTCAATTCTTTTTCCTTGTTTTTAATTTCAATAATTTCACCTTTCAATTCCAAATGATTTCTTAAAGATTGATTTTTAAATTCATTATTATCTTTCTTTAAATCTAATTGATTTTTATAAATATCTTCAAATAATATTTTTAAATTTATTTCAGGAGGTTTATAATTATCTACTATAAAATCACTGATAGTTTCAGTATAATTATAAAGTTGTGAAACGTCTTTTTCAATTTCATTTATTTTTCTACGAGTATTTGAATTTATTGAATTATTTGATATATAAATATATATAATTGATGTTAATAATAATATAATAACTAAAATATTTAATAATATCTTTTTATAATTTCTTCGTTTTACTTCCAAATTTTTGTAAATCATTATTCAAACATTTTTATATATAAAATTCATTTTTTAATTTAATCATTTAAAAATAAACCGAAATGAATTATTTAATTTATTAATGGAAGTGATAAATGAAAATATTGAGGTTATAGAAACAGATAATGATATCCCTACAAATGATATTATAGAAACTATTAAACCTTCAAATGATATTATAGAAACTATTAAACCTTTAAATGATATTATAGAAACTATTAAACCTACAAATGATATCCCTAATATTCCTACAAATGATATTATAGAAACTATTAAACCTACAAATGATATTATAGAAACTATTAAACCTACAAATGATATCCCTAATATTCCTACAAATGATATTATAAAAATTAATAAATCTAAAATAATAGATAATAATGTAAATTTTTTCAAATTTAATAATATAAAAAATATTAATAAGAAGGAAATGATAAATAGTCCAAATGAAGAAAGTCCAAAAATAGAAGCAAATAAGGATGATATTTTTATAGATATTCCTATTAGACCTTCAAGTATTAAAGATGAAATTTCAGCTGATTTCGTAAATATTAATATAGATAATAATCATCAAGATACTTATGATGATAAAGCGGATAAACTTCTCGAATTAATAAAAGATAATAAGAAGAAAATTACGAATAATTTATATATTATTTCATGTAAATATGATATTATTTATTATAGATATAATTCAATATCTCTATCATTATTAATCATATCAACAATTATAACATTTATAGAAGCAATTAGATTAACAATTATTAATTATGATACACAATATCAAGGTTCTGAAATTAGTAAGCATATATCACAAGATACTATATCATTAATAATTAATTGTTTATCATTATCATTAAGCACAATTTTAACTATTTTAAGTTCTATAGCGAGATTTAAGAATTATAAGGAGAATATGGATAAATTAAAAGTAGTCCATGATACCTTATTTAATTATAAGAATTTATATGATAAGGAAAAGGATTTAATTCATTATTATAAGATTAATAATGAATTAAATTATGAGGTATTTAAGAAAATACAAGATACTATTGAAGATTATAATAAGGAAATAAAAAATATAAATATTTTTGAGAATATTAGAAATACAGATATTATTAAATTCAATAATATTAAAGTTAATCATGATTTAAGACTTCATCAATTATCTTCTAAAAGAGAAATAGAATTATTAAGAATTAATAAATTTACTAAAAAAAAGAAAGAAGATATTAATAATAACAATACTATTAGTTGTTATTCATTTAATTAGAATAAGCGAGACCACCCATACCTGAAAGAATACGGAGAACATTATAATTAGTAGTGTAAATATAAATATTACCAGCTACAGATGATGAAATAGATAATATAGCGGTATCAATACGAGACATATTAAGAGTTCCAGATGGTTGTTGTTCCTCAGGTTTAATAGCGAATGAATAGACATTAATTCCTTTATGGAAAACATCAGGGGTATTTTCATGATGTTGATAAGGTTGAACAAGAGAGAAATAATTTCCATCACGTTCGGCAAAACGATCATTTCCATTTAATTGGATTTTAGCAGTAGCTGTAGGATTATTACCCATAAAAGTTTCATTATCAGCATTACGATCACTAAAATTAGTCCAATAAAGATTTTTAGTAGTATTATCTGCGTGTTTATTAGGTTTAATATACCAAACTAATTCTTTACAAGGATGATTGAAATTCATACGAATTGATTTCATAGAATTTGAACCTGCGGTAATAGTATCACTACCAGTAAATTGTAGTTGTTCAATAAGATATTCATGAGTTAATTGAGCGAAACGACGGCGTTCATCAGTATCAAGGAAGATATAATCAACCCATAGAGAAACATCACTTAATGAAACTTTAAAAACATCACCTAATATTTCATTATTATTAAGACTTGGTGTAGTAAGTGTAGCACCAAGTTTATTAATAGTATCAAAAGCGCGATTAGAAAAATTTTGTGTATTATCTATTAAATTAGCTCGTTCTTCAAATTCGATATTAATCTTAACTTCGTGATATTGAAGGGCGATAAGAGGGAGAGCAAGACCGACATTACGACAGAACCAGAATTCAATCGGAACATTAACATAATATGATTGTTTAGCACCAAGATAGATAGAATGATTGTATCTATCGCCACCAACCATAAGATAATAACCATCACGTTTTCCAGCAGGAAGAGAAAGTTCATTCCATATATATAACCATTCGGCATAATGCTTATCAATACGCTGACCACCAATTTCAAGTTCAATTGTTTTTAAGAGTTTTAATCCAAAATATGGAACTAAAGCTACGCCATTATTAGGTTCTGTAGTAGTTGCATTTTCAGCATTATCATTAGTGAATTTAGCACGAAGATAAACACGATTAATTAAATCACCATTACGAGTTATTTGACATGTAACACGAGAACCGAATGTAGGATTGCCATTGAAAGTTTGTTCAATTGCTTCAATAGCGAAATTACTATGGCGTTTATAAGTTACTTTGAAGAAAGTAATTTGTGGATTACCAGTTAAATAAACATCTTGAGCTCCATAAGCGACAAGTTGAAGAAGACCACCACCCATTTATGCTATATTCTTTATACTATAATAGGAGAAAAAAAAACAATAATCAAATTAATTAGAATAGGCGAGACCACCCATACCTGAAAGAATACGAAGAACATTATAATTAGTAGCATATACATAAAGTGTTGATTTGCTACTTTCATAAGATTTTGCTGGAGTAAATCCAGAAGCATTATAAACGCCTAATTGGAGAATAGCGGTATCAATACGAGACATATTAAGAGTTCCTGATGGTTGATGTTCTTCAGGTTTTAATGCGAAGGAATAGACATTAATACCCGCATTACTGGGGATATTTTCGTGGTGTTGATAAGGTTGAACAATGTTAAAATACATACCATCGCGAGTAGCAAAACGATCATTACCATTTAATAGAAGTTTAGCGGAGGTAATAGGGTTAGATGGATAAAGAAGTTCAACATTATTTCCAGTTAAACCATTATAAGTTAATCGAGATTTTAAGACTTCTACAGAGTTATCACCAGCTTCAACACTATCATTAATAGTAGTATAATTAAACCAATTGTTAGTATTATTAACACTATTAGTTAAAAACCATACTAATTCCTTACAAGGATGATTGAAATTAAGTTTAACTTTAGGAGCAGACGATGAAACACTTTCTTCACCAGTAAATTGAAGTTGTTCAATAAGATATTCATGAGTTAATTGAGCGAATTTTCGGCGTTCATCAGTATCAAGGAAGATATAATCAACCCATAATGAAGCAGTGAAAGATGGTTTATTACCAGTAGCAGATTTACATTTATCTTCACTCTCAAAATTGATATTAATCTTAACTTCATGATATTGGAGAGCAATTAAGGGAAGAGCGAGACCAATATTGCGACAGAACCAGAATTCAAGAGGAACATAAAGAGTAGAATTAATAGTAGTATTCTTAGTACCACCATAAGCACCTACCATATTATTCCATCCATCACGTTTGCTTACAGGAAGGGTTAATTCATTCCATATATATAACCAATGAGCATAATGACGATCAATACGCTGACCGCCAATTTCTAATTCAACATAATTAAGGACACGTAATCCAAAATATTTACAATAATTATCAGTTCCTGTTAATCTTAATTGTAAATAAACACGATTAATTAAATCACCATTACGAGATATTTGGCAAGTAACACGAGAACCAAAATCAGGAGTTCCATTGAAAGTTTGTTCAATTGCCTCTATTGAGAAATTTGTATGGCGTTTATAAACAGACTTGAAGAAAGTAATTTGTGGATTACCAGTTAAATAAACATCTTGAGCTCCATAAGCGACAAGTTGAAGAAGACCACCACCCATTTATGCTATATTCTTTATACTATAATAGGAGAAAAAAAAACAATAATCAAATTAATTAGAATAGGCGAGACCACCCATACCTGAAAGAATACGAAGAACATTATAATTA